TCGTCTCGGTCATCCTCTTGAACCCTCCGGCCGCCACAATGGCCAGAATGACTTCAACAACAAGCCGGGTAATTTCAAGAGCATCCATTTTATTGTTTAATACCTATTGATTTCAGCCATTTCTGCACATCGAACGACGGGCAGGCTTTGGCGGCAAGTTCGTTGTGACCGATGATTCTCACATCCGGGAAACGGCGGTGGAAATCCTTCACATATGCCTCAAGGGCTTCCTGTTGGGCAGGCGTGCGGGTATCCTTGGCGGTTTTCCCGTCACGGGTGCATCCGCCGGCATAGACAACGTGCCGGCTGACACTGTTGTATCCGGCTGCCCCATTCGTGATTTCCCACGGGTCGACGTTGGAGTCTTCATTGTTATGCACCAAGCGTTCCACCGTTCCGTCCAGATGGAACAGGTCGGTGTATCCCACCTGCTTCCAGCCACGCCCACCCTTTGAGGTAGGGTTCGTGTGCCACGCCCTGATGTCGGCGGCTGTGACTTCACGACCTTCGGGCGTGGCGGTGCAGTGGATGACCAGTTGTTTCAGTGTAGCCATATCAATTACCGTCCGTTTCGTCAATATGCTCGATGTTGGCTGCCTGAACGGCTGCCGGCTTAAACGCACCGTTTGCTCTCCAGTCCAGCGCGATGAATTCCTCACCGAAACCGATATTCGTATCTGCCTTCATCAGCATTTTGATGAAATACAGTTCGCTCGCATTCGCCCACTTGTCAATCTGTATCACGTTTTCGTCATCCTGAAGATTGACAGCCGCAAACAAGTTTCCGTCAGTGCCGGAAGAACAAAGAGTGGCAACCATCAAACCTTGCGGCCATTGCGCCAATGCTTCGATAGGAATGCCTTTGTAACGGCGTGCGTTGACCTCCGTAGCATCCTTACCCTTGTTCGGAAGGTTGGTCAGTTCATCGTCATATTCATCGAAGTCTTCCACGCTCATTAGGATACGCAGGTTCGTATTGTTGCGCAAAGTGCTTGGAATAGCGGTACGCAATTCTTTCAGACGCTGCAACATGGTAGTTCCCACCGTAGCGACTTTCACGACATCAACGTCTTTTGCCGCCTGCGTCAGGATGCCGTCCATCAGCATTTCGTCATCATTGCCTTCTTCGTAGGTTCCACAGATGTACTGGTAGCCCAGTTCCTGTTCCACCTGCTTCAAGATTTCCCCTAACAAAATTTGCTGAACATTCGGCGGAAGCTGGGTAAATACCAAGTCACCTTTAGGCTGGTACTGTCTCCAGATATATTCAAACGCACGAGGGTTGAAAGTAGCGAACGCCATCATATCCTTTGGAGCCAGTTTCTTCTCGCTGTATTCTACATCTCCCTTGCTGTCCGATTTTTGCGGGTCTTCTTTCCGCTTCTGGAGCATCTTCTTACCTCTGAAACGAGGAATTGTCATCGCTTTGCTCACACCCGGAATGACCATAATCAAGCCACGCCCTACCAGTTCGTTTTTGGTAGCGGCAAGCGTCAACGCAGTTTCAAGTACTTCACCACCGTAATTGGTGGTATTTAATCCTGTAATTGCCATAATTTATTTTTAATTATCAGTTAATAATCAGGTTATTGACTAACGCTTTGCACTGTCCCGTATTTCCTGCATACGTTTCTCCCATGCGCCGACACCCGTCTTTCCCGGTTCGTCAAGCACATCCGTTACCAGGCGTTTAGGTTT